ATAAATATAATTCCTATGGCTAAGTTAATTAGAAAAATAAGCATAGGAACTGACTATAAAAATGAAGCAATGCATTATTCCGTAGGCCAACAGGTCTACGGAGGACATTGTATATCTAATATATTATTTGATCAAAAAGATAATTCATATAATATATATATTGAAAAAAACGATGAAACCATACCTTGGAAAAAATTTAATTCTAACATGGCTATTTCAATTGAATATAATTTAGAATACTAATGCAAAGTTTATTTAGCTTTATAGTACAACCAAAAAATAAAAGATACGAAAACGAAGTTGATATTAATGGTAAAAAACTTATTATTAATACAACTATGGACGATCATAAGTATGTTAGTAGAATAGGTGTGGTTAAATCAATACCTAAAATTGGTGAAACAAATATAAAAATTGGTGACGAAGTTATAGTGCATCATAATGTTTTTAGAAGATTTTACAACATTAGAGGTGAAGAAAAAAATAGCTCTTCATATTTTAAAGAAGATTTATATTTTTGTTATTATGATCAAATATTTTTATATAAACAAAATAATAAATGGCAAGCGCCTTTTGATTTTTGTTTTGTAAAGCCAATAAAAAATAAAGACGTGTATAGCATTGAAAAAGAAAGTCCTCGTGTTGGTATACTAAAATATGGTAATAGTTCCTTAGATGCTTTTAAAGTGAACGAGGGGAGCCTTGTTGGGTTCAGCCCAAGCAGCGAATATGAATTTATTATACCGTATGCGAACAAATGACATTACAATTAAATATGAATATAAAGGAGACGAAGTTGAATATAATCCAAGCTGGGCAAGTGGCTGTGGACGAACTTATTAAAGTTGCTAAAGAACCTATTGTAGATTCAGAAGATGATATTAGCGCTGACAGATTAAAAAATGCAGCCGCTACAAAAAAGTTAGCTATATTTGATGCTTTTGAAATACTTAAGCGTATACAAGAAGAAGAAAATATGTTAAAAGAAAAACCTAAAAAAGAAAGTAAAGAAAAAACTTTTAAAGGTTTTGCTGAAACAAGATCTAAGTAATGTATCAACAAAATTTAATAAAAGTACTTAAAGACTACGTCAAGCCTAAAGTTTTAGCTAGAAACAATAGATATAAAAAATGGGAGTATGGTTATAACGAAGAGCATGATTTTATAGTTATAAGCAAAACAGGTGAAATAGGTGAAGTATACGAAATACAAAATTTAAAAATAGCTTTACCAAAACCTAAAGATATATATAAGTTTAAAAATAATAAGTGGAATAAGTTTGAATATCCTAAAGAATTACAAAGAATAAAAAACGTTTATGAATTTAAACAATATCCAGAAGATTTTAAAGAAAAATGGTATGATTACATCGATAATGAATTTAACCGCAGGGAAGAAGGTTTTTGGTTTTATAACAAAGACGTTCCTACTTACATTAGTGGTACTCATTACATGTACTTGCAGTG